TTAGCAGGCTATCATATCAGAATTATCTTTGTGTTTTTCGACAACTTTCTTAACACTTGATTCGTGCCAAAACACTTCTTTCTCACTTACCTTGATTGGTTGTGGAATTTCACCATTCTTAATCATGCGATAGAATTTAGTCCGGCCAATAGACATTAGCATCATAAACTCTTTAGCACGTACACGACGATCAATCTCCATTTACCCCTCCATCTCATTAAACTTCTTAACGATTGCTTTTTTGGCCTTCATCAAAAAGTACTCACGTTCATCTTCTTCAAAACACCCATCGCCTTGTGGCTCTTGAGAATACAAAATGGTCTCATCACCGCAATCAGGGTAATCAACTCGAAATTCGCCATGTCTTAAGCGTAGATATCCGATCTGTTGACCTTGAAAAACTGCAATGTATTGTTCAGGGCTTTCATCACATGTTTTGAGTAGTTCAACTTCATCAGTAGTCAGTAACATTTCACCCCTCCTTACTTTCCGCTTTTCCATCTTTCACGCCTTGCTCATAAATAAGCTGAAAGATTGGCTTCATAGTTACTAAAACAGGCTTCATAATAGTTGCCATTGCAATGCCATAAACATCGATATTTACTTTGTTCATTTCATCCATAGAAACTTTGAAGACTTGCTCGAAACGTTGGTTTACTTCACTCATCCCTCAGCTCCCGATTCGCTTGCTTCTTCAACTTCATCCCAATTGACAAAGGCAACCCCTGAATCACATTCTATTTCACCCTTGTGATTGCAATTAGGACACTGAACCTTGTCCCCATCCCACAAGTAGCACCCAATGCCACGTTCAGTTGTTACTTCTGCATAGTCGCCAAAACCACAATTAGAGCAGGCATCAAGCCAAGTAATTTTAAGAGTTTTCATTTTGATCACCTGCTGCTTCAACCATTGCCTTATATCCAGTTTTACTTAGCGTCGACATCGGCGCGACTGAATATCGTTCGTATGCTTGGAACATCTTTTCCGATGGAACCTTAGGCATTAGTACATAACCCTCTGGCACCGCCTGAGCTTTGACTTTTTCTAGCTCTGCATCACGATGCTTTGCACATCTAAGCCAAGCATCCCAACGGCTA